ATGAGTGATTTAGAAAAGCTTACAAGGAAAGAAGTGCTAGTTATGACGTTGGATGAGTTGGGCGATATTACCAGACTTGATGATTATTACTGCTTAGATTTAGGTAGGAATATTGACGTAAACCATGACTTGATGTTCGGAAGTCCACATGGTTCTTTTGTGGATTGCGATATTATCGACGAGCGCTGGCCAATGATAGCCGAGGAAGGGTGAGTATGAAAGTATCTGAAGTTATAAGAATGACACGTAGTCTTGAAAAAGATCATGAATCTTATGGCTGGCCCGCAGTAAGAATGCGAGAAATGACAATTTTAGCGGATGAAGTTGAAAGGCTAGAAAAACAGAACGCAGAGCTTAAGCAAGAAAACGAATACCTGAAGAAAGATAGGGATTGTGATGTAAGCACGCTTAAAAATCTGGGTAAAGAATTCGCTAAGGTTAAAAAGCAAAATAAAGAACTCGTCGAGTTGGTTGAAGAATATAGAAGGTATTTAATACTCGAATACAAAAGAAACTCAGTGCCCCGATATAATCCAGAAAAGTCAAATTTTTTTATACGGTTAGATGAAAAGTTGAAAAAGATAATAGGATAGTGAGGATGTATGAACCAATAGCAACTAAAAAAATAAACGGCGTAGAAGTTAAATTTTTCGTAAATCGTGGGCCTAAAGAGTGCCATGATTATAGATGCGTAGTGTGCCTTATAAAAACACCGCCCTTCCCTTTTACGGGGAAAGATGTCGATCAAATAGTTGAGGGTTATGTATATGCCGTCGTAAGTGCTAATTATGCGCTGGGATCATGGTCTTTTAATACTCTTTCTGAATATGAGAAATTAGTAGCGAGTAAATTGCTATTAGAGTTAGATGTTCCGGCCAATCAATGGGTATGGGCTGAATTTTGGGAATATAAAAATGACAAGTGAAGAATTTGCAATCAAGACAGCTGAGCTTTGTGGGTATAAAACATTTAGCTATGAAGGCGCTATTTGCATATCTACTCCAGATGGTTGTTATGCTGGCATGAGTGCTTCTGTATGGAATCCTGAAGAGGATTTGACGCAGGCTTTTGAAGTTCTTGAGGCTACTAATATTTCGTGGTCGATAGATAGGCAAATAATAGATAATAATCCACCAAAGGAAGAGCCAAAGGAAGAGAATATCTATGAGGTTTGCTTATTTGATAAAATGACTCAAACAATTATAGAGATTAACAAAGATGATGAATTTCCAAAGGATATGAAGCAAGCCATATGTGAAGCAGTTAAAAAATGGATGGAAGCTAAAGATTAAATTCATTAATAAAATTCTTGCGCATTATATTCTCAAAGTTGTCTTTGTTTTTATCGTGTGCCAAGGTTAAAAATGGCCTTGGAGCTATGCGCCTCCAAGATGATGATCTTTGTTCTGGCGTTTTATACTGCTGAAGATATTTAGCATATTTTGTATTAGTTCCAAAATCCAATCTATGACCACCAACAGTAAAAGAAAGGCTTCTGTGAAGAGTTCCCGAGCGTCTTTGAGGATATTCACCTTCTGCACCTGCTCGCGCAATACGTCCTTTATAATTATACAGCCTGCCGGTTTTTCTTGTCTTTTTAAGCATTCCTGTTTTGGCAGTCTTGACAAGATCTTTACCAATTTCTTTCATACCGCGAGTAATAGCGACATCAACTCTTTTGGAATTTAATGCCTTAAATACATCTTTGGGTACTTCCATCTTGACTGAAATTTCAAAACTCATGCCCAATTAGCCTGTTTAGTTTTTGGGCCGTTTTTTGTACATGAAATTTTAAGAAATCTGTTTTCTTCATTGAGATTTTCAACAGTCCTAACAAGATAATAATTGCCATTTAACTCAATGGTGTAATTCATTTCAACCGTGTAACCATATCGAATATAAAATATGTGTGTTGGCGCGTCATCGGTGTTTACCTGATTGAAAAATTGGCCTCCCTGCTTGGTGTCGATTCTAGCACGACAAGAAACGTAATCAGAAAAGTCCATAGTGTGAGAAACTTCTGAAGTCTCAATTTTACGATTGATAATCTTAATCGGTTTTTTAAATCTCCGATGCATATTCTGTCTGCCTTTCTGGAAATTTTACGACAAGCCATCTAAGCACCTATTTCAACTATTTGATATTTCCGATAAGTTTTCAATGATTGAGAAGGAATTGAATTAAGTCCATCACAAGCGCAATCACCGCGATTTTCGTATAAAAATGCAACTTGTTCCATTAACGCAATTTGAATATCGCTTGGTACAGTTGTCGTTTTATCGGCTATTCCAGCAACAAAATCAATTATAATACTTTGAGGTCCTTGAACTTATTTGAGGAAAGCTAAAAGAATCTATAAACTGGATTGACGAATATTCGTCTGAATAAACATCGAAATAATCAGTACTGGTAACAGTCTGTTCAATTTCGTTCTCATCGTTATATTTTACCGAAGTAATTGAAACAAGAGGCGATTTCCTTAACTCGTAATGACAATTCCAGCAATCCCTAAAGGTTTGAAAATTTGTGTACATTAAGGTTTTTTTGGAAACTGTTTCAAAGCAACTAACCGCCTGATCGACTAATAATTGTAAAATTGAATCGTCAGATGTATCTATTACATCCATCCTCAACCATTGTTTTAATTTAGTCAAATCAAGCGGTATCTCTGCCGAATCTACCAAGCTTACAGTTTTGTAAGGACTGTTTCTTTCGTTGTAATCTTCATATCTATAATCTTGATAGCTCATATTTTTTTATTTCTTCGCTGGTCTGCGTCCTCTCTTCGCTGGCTTAGGTTCAACCTTTGCCTCTTCCACCTCAACAACTTTGACCTCTTCGACAGGTTCTTTCGAATATTCAGCCGGTGCAGGTTTTTCCTTCGCTGGTTCTGGTTCAACCTTAGTTTCATGAGATGACACTTTTCCATCCACTCTCCCAGAATCAATTAACTGTTGAAGAAGAACCGGACATTTTACTTTATCAGAAACGTCTTCACCTTCTTTAAATTCGCAAAATTCCCTATCTATATAAACTGGGAAATCAATTTTTGCCTTATTCATTTTTTAGTACCTCTTTGTTTTTAAGAAAAATATACAAAAAAGACCAACACGGCAGAAAAGAGATACTGACACCGAGTTGGCCTTTTAAATTACTTACCAGCTACAGCAGGATTGGCAAGAGTAATAGTAGCTCCACCAACAAGACTTGCGGTATTTGCGCTTGTTATAGAAACTTGTACGTATCTCTTTTGTGCCACAATACCTGTGGATACTACTGTATTTGCTGTGCTATTAGCTGTGAAAGCTCCTATAATGAAATCGCCAGCAATTGCAGTTGCTCCACTCATTCCAGAATCGTCTGATTCAGTTACGGAAAGAGTAACGTCCCCAGTGGTCACGGCACCTGTGATACAATTGACCATTGCGGACTCATATCCTTGGGTGTCAATGATTATTCCAGCAGTGGTNGTATCACTTGCGATTGTNGCCGGTGCAACTGCTACTAATTCAACAGCGCTNTTATATAAATCGTGATGCATTTTAATGCTCCATTTTGAATTTAAGTTATCAACCCTAAGCAGTACTTAGGGCCAAATTAAAGAATCTTATTTAATTTTAAGAATCTTTGTTGCTTCAAAGTTTTTAACTTTACCATCGTTTCTGCGTCTAAGNTGAAGTTTAACGAACTTAGGATTAGTTTCATCTCTAAGAACTGANAAACCAAGACGCTCTACGAANGTGTANGCTTCTCTNAAGTCACCATATGCAACAGAAAGACCATTTGTAGCAACAGCATTCATATTTACTTCCCACTTAACAGGAGCGCCAAGTATAGCAAGATCAAGATTTTGACCGCTGAAGAAGTTGATTTGATTTCCAACCTGAAAACGAGCGTTACCGTCAACGTCAGCAAGTAGAGCAAAGAAAGTTCCTTTGTTCATAACATAGCTTAAGTTAGATTGATAAGCATCTTTAAGAGCACTTGGAAGAAGCTGTATAACATCAGCCCACTTTATAGCACCAGTAGCGCTAGAAGTAATCTGCTCAATAGTTCCGTAAGTTGTACCAGAACCATAAGTCAAATAACCACGTGGTTTATCAACGCCATTACCATTAACAACTAGATCACCAGATTGTCTCATTGAACCTTCACGAAGCTTACCAAGAATGTAAGATTCAATATCAATGAAAGAATCTTCAAGCTGAACACGACTGAATTTCTTAGTGTAAATTTGCTCTGAAGCGTTCCAAGTTACTTCCTTGAAAGCTTCTCCGCCCTGATCATCAGTAGCAGTTGCAAGCTCGTTAGAATAGTAAGATTTATCATAATCAGACCAGTCAATAATTTCCTTCCATACGCCAGAAGAAGTAGTTACTTTTTCAACTACATCCATCAAACCACGCCCATCAAATTTCTTTTGAACGATGTTTTGACTGTACTGAGGAACTACGAAAAATCCACCTTGAGGATCAATAACAGTATTAAGAGACTTTTGTTCGTCATTATTAAGACCAACGGCAGTACCTTTTCTGATATACTTGTCAAATGCAGACTTAACTTCATTCATTTGCTCAACTTCAACATAACCGAGATTGTGAGTTCTGAGCATATCGTTGTATGATTTAAGATCCATTTCAAGAGCGTCTTTGTCGTTCTTTTCTTGAGTCTTGCGAGCAACAGCTTTCTCAACTGCCGTAAACTTTGTTTCTATATCTTTGATACAGTTTTGAAGTTTTTCGATGCTTTGGCCCATTTCTTGGCCACTGTTTTTTAATTCGTCATAGTTCTTTGTCGAGATCTCTTGGTGATCATGAAAAGCACTTTTTACTTCATCAATTAATTCAGCTACTTCAGCCATGATTAATTTCCTTTGTTTGTTTTCAGTTCATCTAAAAGAGTGGATAAAGAGTTTTTAATTTCTTCATTCTCTTTTTCGGATTTTTCCTCATCTTCATTAACTTGATCACCAAGTTTATCTTTCTCCTCTTGCTCACCAAGATTTAAAGATTTGATTTTGGAAATTATTGCTTCAGTGGCCTTTCTTGAGTAACCACCTTCCTCTCTTAAATTTTTCTCAATATCTTTTAATGACTCTAATCCTTCGATATTTTTAACGCCGGTCAATACCGCGCTTTCATTCATTGGAAATACTACTAAAGATGCGTCTCTTATTCTGAGTTCCTTAATAACTCGAATCGGGCCAATCCATTCAACTTCAGTTGCTTTGTATCCGATTGATAAACCGCCATACTCGCCATGCTTTGCTTTAGCAACGATGTCATCATTAAATTTAATTCCTTTAATAATCTCAGCTTTAATCCAAACTCCATTTTCAGTTCTTTTGTATTCTGCAACAATACCAAGAGGCATACCAGAAAAACCGTCATGTTGATGTAAAAACTTAGGCAAACCATACTCTTCAAATGAATCAATTACAGCCTGAACCTCAACTCTATCGTCACCTTGGTCTATATCATCAGTCGAAAGAATACCTTCGATTATATGATATGTTTCGCCACTCTCTTCATCGACTCTTTCGCCGACTGCCTTCACTTCAAAAGGGAATGCATACTTATCTTTTTCATAATATTTCCTGTATGATATGCTTCATAGTTATAATATTGGTCAAAACTAAAATTGTAAAATTGTATAAATTTAAGTGGAAATTGAATTACACCGGCAATTAATAATATTCCCCAAAGACGCGCCAAGGCTTGAGTCAAGCGGTTGCATCATAAGTTCACCGGCCACAATATAAGGTTTGAAAACGTCGACCTCCTGACCATGTGCATCTAAATGAGCTTCGCGGGTAGCATCATCTAAAAGTGATATCCAAGTTTTTGTCAATGTGATGGTTTGAAGCTTTTGAAAATCTTCCTCACCTAGCGACTGTAGACTTGACTCTTTTTTTTTAGCGTCATCAATAGCAGCTGCAAAAACCTCATCCTCTGAAGCGCTACCAATTCCGGCAGATGTACCAACTTCAGTTTCTGCTATAGTCGGGACGCGGTTTAAATTCCTGTCTTTAATATTCGGAATGGCTTCTTTGATAACGGCGTCATCCGTTAGCACTTCTCCTGACTGAGTAACAATTATATTTGCTTTGTCGATCTCATCAGCAATTACTTTCTTTGTCGTGTCGATGATTGAGCTTGCATGAAGAGGAATTACTTTTTTAATCTTGTCATCAATATCAATAAATATTTGCCGGTTTATATCTTTTCTAAGGAAAATTGCAAAAGCAAGAATAGCTGAATTATCGCCTTCGTCTTGTTGTTTCTGCATTTCCCTTTCATAATGTTCTGAAAATAATTTTGAAGTTTCTCTATAAGATCTACGAAGAATAACTTCAAGCTGTTTTTGGAATTCATCAAAATTTATTATATCGCCAGTAGCTGAAAAAATAATCTGTAAATATTCGGCAATTTCTTTAAAAAATCTGCGCATATCTTTTTCAAGTTTAGACTCAAATACAAGTTTTTGCGCATCGTACTTATCTGATAAATCTTGCTTTTGATCTAAGGTAAGATTTAAAATATCTGCCATTACTTTTCATTTCCCCAAAACAGCTTTATTTTTTTATCAATTTGCTCATCGGTGTATTTTCTTTCATCGTCATCATTCTTCAATTCTTCCAATTGCTTCCGGTATCTTCCTGCTGGAGTAGTATAATCATATTTACTTTCAGGTGGAATATTGCTTCCTACTTGACCTGCATTCTGCACAGGAACTGAAGACGAAGGAACTAGTAGAACGTTGCCAGCGTCAAGCGGTAACGGATCATATCCAAGCAAATCACGACCTTCATCTACAGTTATAACCTTTGAATTTAGCTTTTTATCAGTAACTGCTGATTGTTTTACTTTAAGAGCCGGTACTGCTTGAGGATCATAACAAAGCTTGTATCTCCCTGATTGATCATATCTACGCATAAACAAAAGATTCATTTCATCATAAAACCAATTAGCAAACGGAAGAACGTCAGAATCATACATCATGTATTTTGACTCTTCAAAGTTGTTCATGGTCATTGATGTACTGGTTATCATAGGCAGTGGAATGCCTTTTGTAATATAAATTTGCTCTCTAACAAATTTGATTAACTCCATGAACTCCATATCTTTATTCGTCTGCGATAACTGTTTAAAATCTTTACCGCCTTCAAGTATAAGAACATCTCCGGCATTTTCAGCACCTGNNTTTTTTTCTGCCATTTTGCGTTCTCATTCGGTTATACTGAGCATCAGTTAAATTGAATTCTTTGTCTATGATCAATACACCAGATGGCCTCATTCCTTTCTTGAGAACAGAGGTATTATTTACATTTTGAGTATTCATATTCTTCTATTTCGTGAAAAATTGGATTAAGCGGTGATAATCCGAAAAAATCACCACGGCTATATCTTGGATTAAACGTCTTAATCTGCCAAAGCTCCTTCATTCCATCACTGGTAAAATAT